ACGACCTGCACCCGGACGTTTTCCGCCACGGCCGCCTGTGTTATTCGATTTTGTTGGCACGATTCTCACCGCCTTTCTGTCTGCGGGCCTTATTACCCTTTTGATTTCGCAATTTTTTCACACGAAACCCCACGCCCGTTGCACCACTATAAAGGTGTAGAGATTTTGACCGCCCCTACCTCATCATCGGTTATGCCAACGGTCACCACTTTCAGCATGAATCTTCGCATGACAGGACTTACAAAGACCAATCAAATTATCTCTTGCGTGTGTTCCACCTTTTGCAAGAGGTATCTTATGATGAACCTCATCTACTGACACAAGTTTTCCTTCAGCAAGACACATCTCACAAAGGGGATGCTCCGACACATATTTGTCACGGATTCGTTTCCATGCTCTGCCGTACCTTCTTCTTGTAGCAGGGTCACGGTCATAGGTTTCGTAGCGTTTGTTTTCTTGTCTTTGGTGTTCTTCACAGAACCTGCCATCCGTAAGATTAGGACAGCCGGGGAAGGAACACGGGCGCTTTGGTTTTCTCGGCATTCATTCCACCTCCTTGGTGCATAAGAAAAGCCCTTGCAGGTGTTATACCCACAAAGGCTTGTTACGGTTGCCCGTTTCTATATTTTCTTCGCATTCTAACTATATCATAAGAAGTTACTCTTATTCTATCAACTTTACTCTCCACTTTGCAGATAAGCCTCAATTTCTTTTAAGGCTTTCTCGTGAATGCGAAATGTGTACTGCATACTGTAATTCATATCCACAGCTATCTGTTCCCATGTAATAAAGCAAAGATATCGTTTCTCCAATACCGTCTGATACTCCACATTGGGAACTGCTTTTATAACTCCCATAATCTCTCGTTTTAATTCCACCAGCTTGTTGATGTCACGGTTGATTTCTTCCTGTAGGTCGATAATCTTAATCACGGCATCCGCCATACGGGAACCTCCACGGTTGGGACTCTTTGGCATATCTGATATGGTGGCTGTGCATCTGGTAGCCAGTTCATTCAAAGATGCAACCTGCTGAATCTTGGAATTAATACGCATATCTAAAAAACGTGCCTGTCCTAAATATTCTTTTGCTGTCATTTTGACACCTCCGATATTTTTTCCCCTCGGATTGTCATTTTTTGTCTTAGATTTTCATATCTGCTTTGACAGCATCGATTAATGCCGTCTGCGTATTTTCCTTTAAGGATAACGCCCTCATAATCCTTTCATCAATGGTACCCTTGGCAGTCAAGTGAAGTACCGAAACGATATTTGAGGTTTGACCCTGTCTCCATAATCTTGCTATGGTCTGTTGGTACAATTCCAAAGACCAAGTAAGTCCAAACCACACTAAAGTTGAACCACCACTTTGCAGATTTAGACCGTGACCTGCAGAGGCAGGATGAATAAGTGCCACTGGAAGTTTCCCTTCATTCCATTTTCTAATGCTGGCATCTGTATCAAGTTTTTGATAGGCAGTTCCAATTTCAGAAAGCCTTTTTATAATTCTGTCATAGTCATGCTTATACCAATATGCAACTAATATCGGCTTACCGTTTGCCGCCTCGATAATGTCCTCAAGTGCATCTAATTTTCTATCATGAATATGGACAATACCTTCATCATCGGAATAAACGGCTCCATTTGCCATCTGTGTTAATTTTCCTGAAAGAGATGTTGCATTTGCCGCCGTTATCTCTCCATCCGGAAGTGACAACACCAGATCTCGTTTCATTTCTTCATATCGCTCTTTTTCCTCATCTGATAAATACACAGCATATTCGGAAGATACAAGTTCCGGCATTTTAAGATGGTCTACTGCTTTCATAGAAATGGTAATGTCAGAGATTTTCTTATATATCTGCTCCTCTGCACCGGGAAGTGGCTTATAAGAATAAACAATAGGACCATTCATTCTATCCGGCTTAAAATATGCCGTCCTAAACTGACCGATAAATCTTCCCAAACGCTCTCCCATATCAAGCAGTTTAAATTCTGCGAATAAATCCATCAGACCGTTACTGCTTGGCGTTCCCGTCAGACCGACTATTCTTTGAACCGATGGTCTTACTTTCATAAATGCCTTAAATCTTTTAGCTTGATGGTTTTTGAAAGAAGAAAGTTCATCCACAATTACCATATCAAAATCAAAAGATATTCCACTTGATTCTATCAGCCATTGCACATTTTCACGGTTAATAATATAAATATCCGCTTTGGTAGATAGGGCAGAGAGCCTTTCTTTTTCTGTTCCAACTACAATGGAATAAATAAGGTCTGACAAATGTTCCCATTTATCCATTTCTGCACTCCATGTATTTCGTGCCACACGAAGTGGTGCAATTACCAAAACCCTATGCACATCAAAACTATCAAAAAGTAGGTTATTGATAGCAGTCAGCGTGATGCTTGTTTTTCCTAAACCCATATCAAGAAAGACGGCTGCTATTTTATGATTTTCAATATACTCGGTGGCAAAGGTCTGATAATTATGTGGATTGTATTTCATCAAGAATCCCTCCAATCTGCTCTATGCCATCCAAGACATACACTGTAAAACCCAGCTTTTTCAAAATCCTGTGTCTTGCTTTTTGTAACGGTCTTGGTTCTTCTCCCGGTGCTTTTACTTCCACAAAGCCAAACTTCCTATTTTGTAAAAGCACTATTCTATCAGGCATACCATCAAATCCGGGAGATACAAATTTGGGACAGATGCCACCACGTTTCTTTACCTCGGCTACTAATTTCTGTTCTATTTCTTTTTCTCGCAAATCTGATACCTCCATCCAAAATTAATAGGTGGAGGTCTATGGAGTGTATTTCCGTAACTTTATATATATCTTTATTTTTTTATCTTTAAGATAATTTATAGAAAAGACATCCATAGACTTCCACACTATAGAAAAAATACTTTTATTCAAGGAAATCTGACTTTAATCGAAGTCCGATTATAAGGTTGCAATCCCTTGTTTTTTTACGGTCGAATCCGTTGCTTTCCAAGGCCGTGTAAAAATCAGCCGTACTGCGAATAAAGTCACCCACCTGCGTGCAATACGAACGGTATGAGTTATAGACCTCTCCTGATTTTGCCGTATAGCCTTCATCCACCTCGCAGCACTCCATAAGAAAATGTGACATCCAATCATTATTCTCTTTGTACTTACGAATGGCATCTTGCACCTTCTGTGGAGGTTCAATATGATAATTATCTTCAATTACCTTTTTCGCACCCGCAATCACCCAAGAGAGTATCGCACCACCAGCATTCTCAAACAGATAATCAGCAAAATTCTTCACATCGTTACTGCCTTCAATCTTTGCCTGAAATGGAATTACTATCAGTCTTCGCCATGTACCTTTATCAATAGCACCAACTTTTGGCAGGTGATTGGTATAAAGCACAAGTGTATGACTTGGAATATAGGAAAACGGTGCTTTATATTTCTTCTCTGCGTAAATTTCATCCGTAGAACAAAGCTGTTTTACATTAGAGGTATTAAGTCGCATACCTTCTTCCAACTCTGCTGCAATGAGCAGTCTTTTTCCCTTGGCCTCGGCAAGTTCCGGTTTCACATTTCTTTTACACCCAACCGTCAGCACATCAGCGGAGATGTTACCACTATAAGTTCCAAGCACACGGGATACCACATTCCAGAAGGTTGATTTACCATTGCGCCCCTCTCCATAAGCGATAATTAAAGCCTCTACATACACCTTACCGATAGCAGACAAGCCTACGATTTTCTGCACATAGTCAATGAGTGCTTTGTCTTTGCAAAAGAATGTGTTAAGAGCATCCTCCCATAAATCTGCACCCACAGTATCTGCATCTACAGCAGTTTGTTTGGTAATATAATCAAACGCATTGTGGTCTCGGATGTCACTTGCACCTTTACGAAGGTCATAAGTACCACTCGGAGTATTAAGCAAGAATTCATCCTCATCAAGCAGGTTCTGCGTGATGCCCACCATCGGTCTGACTTCTTTTAGAGCAGAGGAGATATACTTGGAATCCCTGCGTTTGATGGCATACTTTTTATAATTGATGGCATCCTCATAAAGTTCAAAGGAATGAGCCTGCACTTCATTAAAAGCTGACACCGCTTTTTTCGCACCCATCTGAGCCAAGATTTCAAAAGCACCGTTCTGTTCCATTTCTTTCAGTCTTTTCTTAATTTCAATTTCAGCCTCAGCAAGCTGTCTGGTAGTAAGTTCCTGTGCCACTGCCTGTGACAAAGGGTCTGATTCTTCCCAAAAGCTGCCATTGTAAACAAGGTAACCTGTGGAAGGGGAATATCTGAGACTTTCGTTATATTCCCTTGCAAGAACTACAGCCTGTCCTACATCGGAGAAGTCCTCCGGCTTTAACTCAAAATCTGCATTGTACTGTTCCGGTGGAATATATCCATCTTGAGAAGATACCTTTGCACCAAATTTTAAAGCACTATTCCATATAGTCTTAAGTTCTGCATCTTCAAGTGGAGGGTTACATTTTTCAGCTTTTTGCAAATACAACTGATATGCCTCATCGGTATCTCCATAGCGTTTGATGATTTTCCCGGCATAATGTGACATAGTATTATTTCTCTTGCCCTGTGGAACTTCTGACTGTTGATTATCCCACGCATCAAATTCCTGATCATCAAGAAAATCAATGATGTTACTGTTTCCTTCGTAAAATTCCACTTGTGGTTCTGCTACTCCAAAAAGCAATCTTGCACTATCAAGGGCATTGCTATCGAAGTAGGGAAAAGAAGTCGCAATTCTTTTCTTAAGCAATGTATATTCCTTGGAGTCTGTTACTTCCGGGATAGCAAAGTACACATGAAATCTTGGACGGGCAGACCTACCATCTTTTACTTTCATATGATTTCTGCTATATACGGCCACAAAAGCAACATCAGGAAATGCCATAGCCACTTCAAAAGGCGTAATCCAATCTGCAGAATTGTCACTATGGTCATTATCACAATCAAGAGGTACATTATCAGCTGTAATAAAATTGGAATTGCTACGGTAATTATCCTTATATGCAGCCGTCACATGGTCATACTTCATTGCTGATTTCATAGCAGGCTCATCCGTAATAATATGTTTATTTGGATAAACACAGTTAGACAGACTGCCAACGCAATCTGCCGTATAAATCGTTAATCTCATTACTGTTCCACCTCCTGCAATTCCTCGGTAAAATATCTGATTTTCTTTCTCATCTTACCTGCCAATTCAATCTCTTCTGACATCCCGGACGAAATACTGCTGCCAAATACCCATAATTCATCACATTTACCGAGAAAAACCTTATTCATAAACATAGCAAGACCTCTCTCGTGTTCTTCAGAAATGTACTGTGGTAGTAACAGATGGGGAGCAAGTGGAATCGTATTTTTTGCCACAGCAAAACGGGAATACATTCTTGCATTAGCTGTATTTTTATCAATATTTCCAGAATACGGACTACACACATACACCATAGGTCGGAAAGCGGCGGCCTTTCTTGCCGCACGCTCTTCCTTTTCAATTTTTGTTAATGCCTCAAATACAACCGGGTCATAATAACCCTCTGCGTTAAATTTATCTATCGCCATAACTTTCCTCCTGTTCCATTGTAGGTAAAATACCATCTGCCTTTAACAACCCATAAATGAAAAGGCGGCCTGCTTGTGTCCAATAAGTATGAACGGCTGTGTGCATCAAGCCATCACTACCGGGATAACTGTGTGTCTTGGTGTTGGTATAACCCATCTCTGCATACTTCTGATACAACAGCCATATTTTATTGCCCTGTTTGTACTGCACTCCTTTTTCGTGAAGATACTGATTCATACGATTAGCACTCCAACCATAATCCTTTGCAATAACTGAGATTGCTACAAGGTCTTTGCAATTAAGCACCACATCGTAATAACTGGCTTTTGGTTTCATCTCCACAATCTGCTGATTCTGAACAGCAACCGTTTCCATTAAAGCCTTTGTTCTTGCACGCTCTTCCTTCAACTCTGTAAGTGCTGCAATCAGCATATCCGGGTTATTCAACACTTCATCTACTGCGTAAATACCATGTCTACGGATAGCAGGGAGAACTTCACTTGTAACCCAGCGTTTAAACTTTTTAGCAGTCGGCAGTTTACTGGAAAGAATAAGGCTGTAAAGACCGGACTCATTGATACACACAGGATTTTGCTCTCTTCCTATGGAGTCACGAATCGTTACCCCATCTGTCTTATCCTCTTCATCAACATGGTCGATGATAGCTTTACGTGGATTGGCATAGCCAAGAATATCTGCAACATCCTTTCCTACAAAGTATGGCTCACCATCAATAGCAATTGTGCGGACAGAGCCAAATTCCGCATTCTTAAAAATCTGTAATTCGCTCATAAGAATTACCTCCTGAAATTTATTTGAGGTTGACCCTCTACCTGTTAGCCTTGGGAGAGGGTCGGATTGGACAGTTTTAGAAAAATTCTTGAAATTTTTTCTTGGCTCTCTGTAATCGTTTATAGATGGTATCTCTCTTTTCGCCTGTGATAGCTGCATATTCTTCCGGTGTCATATCATCCAAACACACGGCAATGATGACCTTTGCAAAATCAGGCTTTAACGCACCACGTATTTTCTGACACAATTCTTCATATTCATACTGACGACTACGCTCTTCTGCCTGCGAATTATCTGCAACGGTATCTAAACCATCACCCTCATCTGCATCTTCATCATCTTTACGAAATGGTTTATTTACCGTTCCACGATGACGGTGTTCTTTGTGCCAGTTGTTATAAAGTGGCTTGTTGAATTCCTCATCCATAATGGTCTGTGCATCCCTGCGTTCGATAATCTCTTCATCTTCTGCTGCACTAAGACGTCTTTGATAGTCCATCTCCACCATCACCGTGCATTCATCATCAGGAACATCGATCTCCAAAGTGATAGGGTCTTTGTTTTCGTTGTAGTTCTCATACTTAACTTTGATTTTCATAATTTGCCTCCTTGGCCGGAAGCAATCATGACAGGGTATAAAAATAGGTCTGCGTATGGAGATACACAGACCTGTAGTGCAAAAGAGCGCAACGAGGTAAGGGTATCTCTTTGCAGGCTCGTCCACTGTCGTTATCACAGTGAATCGAAACCTATGAGATATCCTGCCAAGATTGCGCACTCCGGCATGATTTTCTTTTTAACGGGTAACTAATCCTTACTAACGGATGCACTGGCTGATTTCATCAATCTGTCTCAGTACATCGTTTAAATGTAAAAAGAGAAGTAAAAGCATTTAAACTTATTTAAAATTTCTGCGAACGCATATAAATAAATTGTAAAAGTGTAGATTTTTTTATGTTTTCCTGATATAATATTTAGTAGACCAATTCCCATAAACCCCATAACTTTCGCCAATGTTCTTTTACTTGTTTTACACTTTGAATTATAGAATATTGGATTGGTAGCCATAGGTAGGCACGGGTAGGCTTGGGTAGGCTTCGATAAAAGGTGGTGTAATAGATGAATTTTGTAGAATTCGTAACCATAACTAGACCCATACTTGGAGGAAAAGGTGGCGTTCATGTTTATGTGAGAACGCTCTTTGATGCAATACTAACTGAAAATGGAAAAGAAATACTCGATGGTTACAGTAAAGAAAGTTACAAAGCATATGCTGGTGGTAAAACAAGCATTAGGGATATATCCAAAGCAATGCTTCAATACATAGACCCTGTTGAGTTTTCTTCATTCATTTTTAATACTGAAGAATCCGCTCAAATAGCTTTGTATGAGCAATTTACCGAGTTCTTGCCAAATATCAACATCAATAATGTTGGCGATGAAATTGCCGAGTTATTTGCAAATATAATAAGAACTGCTGCTCAGACAAAAAGAAAAAAGCCAGCATCCAAAACGGATACTGGCACAGATGTTATCGAAATTCCCGATGAACAGCCTGATGAAAGTCCATACTATCCAGAGGATACTGCTCTTCTTCATGAATTTACAGCAGATTATGATGAGCTAATGTTTACGATGATAGGCGAGAACTACGGTGCGTCATTAGTTGATATGTCATTACCAAATAAAGTACAAGCCTTGTATAAAACCAAGTGGCATACAAAAGCTGATGCTTTCAGCAACCCTACTTTGAAATCATATGTATTTGGGTTGCTTGGAGAATTAAATCTACTTAGTAGCAGCATTTTGCTTGGTTGTGGGAATCCATTCTCAATCAAGAGTACAAGAACAAAAATAAGAAACTTATATGTAAAACTTCATCCTGACTCATTTGCTAAAGCATTTCCATATGATGCTTTCATTGATGACTGGGATGATGGAGAATTTTATTAAGCAGGAAGGAGTATGTCGATGCCAACTATAGACGATTCTATCCGAAAAATAGACAATGTAATATGCAGGCATTTGGACGAAATTGAAGATACATCTCGTGGTGCTATTTCGCAGGATATTTTAGAGCAGTTAACGAAGTTTGTTAATCATGTCATGCTCAAGTTTTATGCTAATGGCAGAGATATCACTATTAGCGAAGAAAATATAGCTAAGGCAACCGAGTTTGCTCAAGTAAACAGTGACCTACACACTTTATATAAATTTCGCAATTATTTAAATGTTGTAACCACCCAATATACTTTGGACGAAGACGGCTCAGAACGATTGATGCTGAAGTATTACCAATACTTGCTAGAGGCAAAAAATCTCCTTAGCCACTACTACAACATAGAGGTATTACACAACATTGAGAAATTTCCTCTGCATTTAGATGATACATTGCAGGAATATTATGCAAAAATCTCCGAGAAGTTGGAACGATACCCTAGAAGAACAGATAGTTACGAAAGCAACAAATATTATATACAAAAAATAAAACCTCTGTTTGTAAACAGAAAGATATACTATGAAGTCACATTTGCACCTGTAGATGATAGAAGAAATAAATCTAAATCCAACAGAGTAATCGCCTTTACAAAACTACCCATCAAAAGCAACTACGCATCAAGATTTCATCTTGTGCAAGAATCAATAGAGGTTCTGGGTAAGACAATGCCCATCATCATTATCGATGGTTGGGAAGTGTCCATCCGTGACTGCGAATTTAAGAACTTCGCAGCAATAGTAAATGGCGATAAAATCAAAATACCATATCCAGAACAACGTATCATCTGTGAGTTCATTACAAGTCGTGGTTATTCGCTTGATGAACTTATAGACTTTCCAGATACAGCATACGACAAAATCACAAATGATTGGAAAAGTAAACTGAAGTCCTACTCTTTTATTCCAGTTTTGGATAGATGCAGAGAAATAATTCAACATAAGCGTTCTGGACAAAATATACTTCGTTATCTTCTTTATAACATGAACAATGTTATCATCAAGAATCAGTATTCATCCGGCTTCTATAGTCAATATTATGAGGAGTGGAGAAATGTTGGTAACAGTTCGCTCTCTTATTTATACCTGTCAAGTAAATGTAGACCATTTGATAATATGCCTTTTAACCAATCTCCAAGTGGTCATAATCCAAGGCAAAGTGCATTATTTGAATGTATTCCTTGTTACGATAGAAAGCCAGAGTTATTTGCTAGATTTATTAGAAACAATACTGCAGGAAAAGGACAATTATTTACAGACATTAGCGAACTTAGTAATTATCCTGATTACGAATCCCTTATAAAAAAGTACAATGATAGCCTTTGGGATGGACATAGACCTGCCAGCGATTTGATTCTTGAACACAATCAAGTGTTTATCAACGACTATAAGCTGGATACTTGTACAGTAATTGAGAAGTTACAAGAATTAGCTGAGATCGGCATTGAAAACTATAGCGATGATTTTGATACTTGGTATATTTTAGGTGATTACGAAATCGACTGTGACGAAAAAAGAGACATAATTAGCCGTATTTTTTCCGAATCAAGAGTTGGTGTGATATACGGTTCTGCTGGTGTTGGCAAATCGACACTGATAAACCATGTATCTCACTACCTAAACGATGCAGACAAACTATATCTAACGCAAACAAATCCTGCAAAATAAAACTTGATGAGTAAGATTGATGCTGAAAATACAACTTTCTCAACAATCGAAAGCTTCAAACATCAAGGATCGCCTTTAGCAAAATATAAACTATTAGTTATTGATGAATGTAGTACCGTTAGTAATAAAGACATGGTAGCGGTATTGCAAAAAGCAAATTTTGAAATGCTTTTACTTGTCGGAGATACTTATCAGATTGATGCCATTCAATTTGGTAACTGGTTCTCTGTACTAAAATCATTTTTACCGGAAAGTGCTGTTTTTGAACTTACCCAGCCCCACAGAACTAAGGACGAGCGTTTGCTTGAACTTTGGGACAAGGTTAGACATATGGAAGATACAGCAAAAGAAGTCATTGAGAGAGAAAGCTACTCCTTAAAAGTAGATGAGACACTGCTCTCTTCGCTTGAACCGGGGGAGGCTATCCTTTGCTTAAATTATGATGGTTTATACGGAATCAATAATATCAACCGATTCCTTCAAGAGAGCAATCGCAACCCTGCTGTCACATGGGATATTCAACAATACAAGGTTGAAGACCCTATTCTCTTCCTCGATTCAGATAGATTTCGACCTGTCATACACAACAATATGAAGGGCATCATCAAGGGTGTAGAAATAGTAGATGCAGGTACTCCAGAAGAACGTATTCAATTTGATGTAGAAATACCAAAAGCTGTAGATGAACGTGATATTTCAGAATTTGACCTTGAACTGCTAGAAAGCTGTGAAGGAAAAGAAAAATCATTAGTTCGATTCTATGTACACAAATTAAAAAGTGCAGATGAAGAAGATGATGATTTAAGAACTGTAGTTCCATTCCAAATTGCTTATGCCGTATCAATCCATAAAGCACAAGGGGAATACGACTCTGTAAAAATAGTTATTACCGATGAAGTTGAGGAACTTGTAACACACAATATCTTCTACACTGCTATCACAAGAGCCAGAGAAAAATTGAAAATCTACTGGACTCCAGAGGTTGAAGAAAAGGTTATTAACCGAATTAGACCACGAGATATCAGTAAAGATGTAGAACTCTTGAAAGAATATTTAACAGACAAATCCAATGAAGAAATAAGGAGGTTGGGAAATGCGTATCAGTTATAACAAGTTATGGAAGATGCTGATAGATAAAAATATGAACAAAACAGACTTAAAGGAGGCTGCTAAAATAAGTGCATCTTCCGTTGCAAAGTTAGGTCGATGCGACAATGTCACAACAGATGTCCTTCTTCGAATTTGCGAGGCTTTGGACTGTCGCATTGAGGACATCATTGAAACGATAAAGGATTAAGGAGGCACCGTTATGGCAAGAATTATTGGAGACAACAGTGATGGTTTCGCTAACGAAACTGAAATAATTAATTATATTAACAGTAAGCAATATTTTGAAAATCTTAACGATAATATGCAAGAGTTTATTTCGTTTTTATTCGAATGTGATGACTTATATGGATGTAAAATGTATGCATCGAAACCCACTGGCATGGTTAAACCAGATATTGCAATTAGGATTGATAATGTAACCAAATACATCAGCGTGAAAAAAGGCGCTGGAAATAGTGCCCACCAAGAAAAACTTCCTGTATTTGAAAATTATCTTAGAAATTCTGGAATAGAAAGTAGAATTATTGCGTATCTTAAAGAATTTCACTATGGAGATGGTTCTACGGATGGAAATGGTGGCAATAGAATTAGTGCAAGTGAATGGATATCTTCAAACTATTCAAAGGTAGCATCTATTAATCACGCTTTTGATAATACCGATTTCAATAGATGCTTTTTTTCCCTCGTCCTTTAGAAGATCCATAAACTCTTCCTTGATTTCAGGTTCAATCGCAATCTCAATTTTAGCAGTTTTTATTTTACCGGGAGGTCTCCCATATGTTTTCGTTTTTTTATTCATGTGATTGCCTCCATTTAAATCTGTATTTAATGATGTTTTAATCAGGGTCTTAAATATTGTATCACAAACTATCTATTATTTCAAGAGCACTATAAAAAACCTAGTGCAAACTTATTTTAAATGTAATTAAATAAACAGTGGGGCATTAGAATCTATGCCCCGCTAAAAACACACTAAGTTAGCTTGTATGAATGTCTTATATATATTATATAACATATTGATCTATTGGAATTTCTTCGATATTAGGTTTTGACAACATCCATGTTAAATTTCCTTTGTCATCTTTAAAAAACACTATATGCCAGTGTGCTATATTGCCATCTTCATCTCTTGATAGATTCATATTATCCAACCGGTTCTCTATCTCAGAGATTGGCAATCCCACAAGAGTTGATTCGTCCTTACACCCATAAATAACATATTTCTCTTCGCATCCTTCAATTTCAGACAACGGATTTTTGCGATAAGCAAACCAGTACTTTTCACGATTCCCTTGTATATACATCTTCGATGTAGTAATGACATAGCCTTTCTTACCATCTGGGGTCTTATATGTACTTCGTCCAGTTTTGATAAGATCTGTATTCAGTTGCTGTGCTATTCTTAAAATACATTTATCAGCAAACTTTACTTTTTTACTAATAGCATCTGTTGTTTTAGGAACTACAACTTTTTTAACGACTTCTTCCGGCTGTTCTACAACCTCATATGTGATTCCCATCGAGTTACAGAACAAATGCTTTAATTTGTCAAAACGTTTGATACAATAATCCGTATAATATTCCTTAAGCACAAAGAAATCTTCTGGTTTTTCATACGGCATATCCATCCATTCCAAATCTTCAGTTTCGGTAAAACTGTATTTACTTTCAACTTCAGTAAGATTAATGTGTTGTAGATACTTCTTATCTTGATAGAAATTCTTATCTTTCTTGCTACGATTTACATAGTCTGGAAGATAGCAAAGATTTGCAATAGAACTTATAGGTAAACCATCACCATTGCATGCATCTATTAGTTTTCTCATTTGCTCTTTAGGTGAAATATGCTCAACATCAAACTTGTCCAATGATAGCTGATCCATCGCTGTAAATGTGTTTAGGTAGATACAATTTAATATTACGTATTCTTCGCTTTTTGGATTAGCAATGTTTTTTTTCTCTGACCTTAACATAGAACGTTCAAAAAATCCATCTAAAGCAACCATCCAGGCACGGCTTGATATTTCAATCAAATAACGGTTAGGTTTTGCCGCTGCATGGATTTTTCCTGTTCCACCCTCACTCCAGTAATTTGTAATAATATCGTATACATAATATAGAAGAAGGTTCTTTGCGATAACTGCTTTCTTTTCGATCCATCCATCGGCTTTTTTACTAAAATCATTATCCTTATACATTTCCTTAAAACTAGTAGAAATCATTGACATAATTTGATATTTTGAGTGAAATATTTTATTAGCACTATGAGAATTACCTTTAAATTTTGTAACAACAGAAATTGCGCTAATAACAAATTCTATAGCTTCATACAATGCCTTTTCAAAAGCATTTACATCTATTTCTTTTATATTTTTGTAAAGGCTTTTAATCTTATCCGAATCATTCAAGCAAGCATTTACAAGTTCGAATCCAATAGGATTAACAGTATCATCTGCCAAGTTCTTATTGAATGCTAGTATGTTATATTTATTAACTAGATACTTTCCTAATCCAAACAAATATTCAAATGCATTTACTTGTTTGTTAGTTCGCATTACCTCACGGCTATATCCATGTATCTGAAAATCATCCTCTATGAACGAGTCATATTTTTTAACTATCATCTCCACAATTTCTGTATTACAAATTGAATATCTTTGTTTAACAGGCCAAGCAGCAGCATACACCTCATATTGGTCAAGCGGTGTTCCTTGAGAATTGATTCTATCAAAAATTTCGGGTAAATTATTTTCATCACCTGTATAAACGATTATCGGAATTACAGTCCTTGCAATTTTATCATAAAGGTCTTGTCGTTCTTCAAAGAATTTAGTTATGACAACAATCAGATCACCTATGGGTTCATATCCAGCCTTATATTCTTCTGCAATCTGCTTTGAAACATTGTAGTATTGTAGATTTTTAAAGGTTTTTTGCTCTTTTATAAACATGGTGAGAATTGTTCTGATTCTGGCATAGTTTTCTACACCAATTTGATTTAGCAATTTTAGAATGCTGGCACAAAATTCATCAGAGATGCTATCATCATAAAAAAACTCTGTTGGATTTGTCATATATTTTTTGATACTGTTTCCTCTTTGCAGACCATCAACAAGTATATATGTACGTTTATTATCTTCAAATGTTTCATAAAAAAGCATCGTTCCTACCGGATACCCCTTAATCAAGGAATCAATGAACTTTTGCTCCTGTGATTTCTTCCATCGTTTCCCTCTTTGAAACATTGGAACAACAATCCTTTTGTTATCTTTGTGCATATTCTGAAGTGCACTGGATAAGTCTTGCAACGTCCAGTTCTCACAAGTACACCCCGCCATTTCTTCACCCTCTTATCTTATATTTTCTACATTACAACCAAAACATTTCTGTCTACTCAACCTACCCAAAAGCATTCTTGTCTACACAACTATACTACTTTTTCACAGTTGATATATTCCCGTAGAGTAGCCTTTTTACAAGGGATTCAGCCATTCTGCAAATCAGCAAAATACGCAGAACCCCTTGTTTTCTATACTTTCGAGCCTTTTACTTCTCGACCTTTGACATCAATACCACACACTCAACATGCGTCGTTCTTGGGAACATATCAACAGCCCTTGCCCTTAATATATGATAGCCTTTTTCACAAAGGAACGCACAGTCACGTGCAGCTGTTGCAGGATTGCAGGAAATCATCACTATTTTAGATGGTGACATTTTAAGTATC